ACCAGAGAGCCGTCACTATCGAATGTGCCAGTGATAAAACCGAGCCTTACGCCATGAATAGTAAGGTCTATGATTCGCTGGTCGAACTCTGCATTGATATCTGCAAGCGTAACGGCAAGACGAAACTTTTGTGGCTCGGTGATAAGGACAAGACCTTAAATTATTCACCGAAGTCGGATGAAATGGTACTTACCGTACACAGATGGTTTGCCAACAAGTCCTGTCCGGGCAACTGGCTCTATGCAAAACTTGGAGATTTGGCACAGACCGTTACTGCGTCCCTTAGCGGAACACAGACTACTGAGTCGCAGTTGGCAGCATCTGCCACGGGTTCGTATAAGGTAAAGGTCAGCATTTCTGACCTGAACATCCGTAAAGGACCGGGTACGAACTATGCCAAGACCGGCAAATATACCGGCAAAGGTGTCTTTACAATTGTGGAAACCAAATCCGGCAAGGGTTCCACTGCCGGTTGGGGCAGACTGAAAAGCGGTGCCGGATGGATTTCCCTTGATTACGCAGTGAAGGTTTGATTGGAGCATTTGACACGTTTGACACGTAAATCCTATCTCTTTATATATTCACACATATTTCTTCCTGTTCTATTTTCAGCGGTAAAAATTATGATGTAATAGCATTTCTCGTGTCAGAAGTGTCAAAAACCTTGTGTTGTTGGAAGCTTGTTTGACAGGTCGGCCTGTGGGTATCTCTTCGGAGAGCCTGCAGGCCGCTTTTTTTGTGCCATAACGATAGGGGTTGACTTTTTCGGCTTGTACCGAGGGAGGATGGAGTTTCCTCGGAAGGAGCAGGAATATGACAGATAATCAAAAAGCACAGATTATTAAACTACGCACAGCCGGAAACGGATATGGCACAATTGCACAGACACTTGGAATCTCGCTGAATACGGTAAAGTCGTTCTGCCGTAGGAACGATATCAACGGGAACATAGAGGATAAGCCATCCGCAGCACTTACTGGCGAAACAACCGCCTGCGAGAATTGCGGACGGGAAATTCATCAGATAGCAAAACAGAAGAGAAAACGCTTCTGTTGTGATAAATGCCGCAACACTTGGTGGAACAGCCATCTTGACCAAGTGAAGCGGAAGGCTGTCTATGATTTCAAATGCCCATACTGTGGCAAGGAATTTCATATCTACGGCGATAAGCGAAGAAAGTATTGCAGCCATGCGTGCTATATTGCAGACCGTTTTAAAGGTGGTGACAGTCGTGAGTAAGGACGAATTCAGAAATGAAAAGCTGTACCAAACCACCATGCATATCGTCAGAAAGATGCTTGTAGATGGCATAATTTCGGAGGAAGAGTATCGTCAGATTGATACAATTTTCCTTGAGAAATACCAGCCTGTTTTCGGCACATTATTTTCGGACATATCGTTGACTTATGAGCCATAAAGAGTGATGTATAGTAGCGGAAAGGAGTGATTTCATGGCAAAAATCACAAAGGTCGAGCAGGCAGTGCCGACCATAAAAGCAAAGAAGAAAGTTGCCGCTTACGCCAGAATTTCAATGGAATCGGAACGCATGAACCATTCCCTCTCCGCGCAGATCAGCTACTACAGTTCCCTGATTCAGCATAATCCCGATTGGGAATATGCCGGAGTATATGCAGATGATGGGATTTCGGGAACAGGCACGGCAAAAAGAGATGAGTTCAGACGCATGGTCGCAGATGCCGAAGATGGCAAAATCGATATCATACTTACAAAGTCAATTCAGCGGTTTGCAAGAAACACGGTAGACTTACTGGAAACGGTGCGCCGCTTAAAAGACATTGGTGTTGAGGTGCGTTTTGAAAAAGAAAATATCAGTTCCATGAGCGGAGACGGTGAACTGATGATGACCATTCTTGCATCATTTGCCCAGGAAGAAAGCCGCAGTATTTCCGATAATGTGAAATGGGGCATCCGAAAGCGTATGCAGAAAGGCATACCGAACGGACATTTTCGTGTTTATGGTTACGAATGGAATGGTGATGAATTGACTATCGTTCCGGAGGAGGCGGCTGTGGTCAGGCGAATTTATCAAAACTTCCTTGACGGCAAATCCAGACTGGAAACCGAGCGTGAATTTGCGGCGGAGGGCATTACCACAAGGGATGGATGCCGATGGGTGGATTCCAATATCAAGGTTGTTCTCACAAACGTGACTTACACGGGCAATATGTTGCTTCAAAAGGAGTTTATTTCAGATCCAATTTCCAAGCACAGAAAAAAGAATCACGGTGAACTTCCACAGTATTACGTGGAAGATACTCACCCGGCAATCATTGATAAAGAAACCTTTGATTATGTGCAGGAAGAGATTGCCCGAAGGAAGGAGTTGGGACCGAGGGCAAATAAGAGCCTGAACCTCACCTGCTTTTCGGGAATGCTGAAATGCCCGTACTGCGGTCAAAGCTATATGCATAACAAGCGTACCGACCGGGGATTCATGGAGTTTTGGGTCTGCGGGTCGAGAAAGAAAAAGGGCGGCAGGTGTCCCGTTGGCGGCAGCATCAACCATGAGAATCTTAAGAAAGCCTGTGCCGCCGTTCTTGGGTTGGCTGAGTTCGATGAGGATGCGTTCCATGACGAAGTGAACTTCATAAATGTGCCGAAGCGGAATGTTCTGGAATTTCACTTGAAAAGCGGTGAGGTAATGACCAAAGATTGCCCGAACACGGGACATAAGGATTGCTGGACACCAGAATACAGAGCGAAAACATCTGAAAAGCGCAGAAAAAAGCCAAATTGTAAAGGTGCTTCCGTGCTGACCGGCAAAATTAAGTGTAATCATTGCGGATGTAATTTCCGCAGGGCGGCACAGCCTTCTGCTACGGCAGAGAGTGGAAAAGCCTACTACTGGCGGTGTTCTGAACGAGACGGCTGCGAAACGGTCGGACTGCGGGAGGATATTCTGAAGCCTTTCATAGCGGATGTTCTCGGCATTGCGGAATTTGATAACGATATTATCGATACCCGAATTGACCACATTGATGTGATTTCTGCCACAGAGATGATTTTTCATTTCAAAGACGGTACAGAGGTCAGCAAAGCATGGGAACAGCCGAAACGAACAGGCAGACCGTGGACAGATGAGCAGAGAGCGAAGTTCAAGGAATCTATCAAGGGAGCATATACACCTGAAAGACGGCAGCAGATGAGTGAACATATGAAACAGTTACGGAAGGAGCGTGGGAACGCATGGCGCAAAGAAAAGTAACGGCAATACCTGCTACTATCAGCAGATATACTGCCACACCGATAAACAGTACAAAGAAACGCCGTGTTGCAGGATATGCCCGTGTTTCGACCGACCATGAGGATCAGACAACAAGCTATGAAGCACAGGTCGATTATTACACCAATTACATCAAGAGCCGTGATGACTGGGAGTTTGTAGCAATATATACGGACGAAGGTATCTCCGCAACCAATACCAAAAAGCGTGAGGGATTTAAGGCTATGATTGCAGATGCCCTTGCCGGGAAAATCGACCTCATTGTGACTAAGAGCGTGAGTCGTTTCGCACGAAATACGGTTGACAGCCTTACCACGGTGCGAAAGCTGAAGGATGAGGGCATTGAGATTTATTTCGAGAAGGAAAACATCTGGACGCTCGATTCCAAGGGCGAACTTCTCATAACCATCATGTCGAGCCTTGCTCAAGAAGAAAGCCGCTCCATTTCCGAGAATGTCACATGGGGACAGCGTAAGCGTATGGCAGACGGCAAAGTCAGCTTTGCCTACAGTCGATTCCTTGGATTGGACAAGGATAAGGAAACGGGCAAAATTGTGGTGAATCCTGAACAGGCAGAAACAGTGCGGCTGATTTTCCATCTGTTTCTTGAGGGCATGACACCGCATTCCATCGCCGCTGAACTTACGAGCCGCGGCATCAAAACACCTGCAGGCAAGGATGTATGGAATCAGCAGACGGTACGCCGGATGCTTTCAAATGAAAAGTATAAAGGCGATGCACTCCTTCAGAAAGAATTCACGGTGGATTTTCTGCAGAAAAAGATGAAAAAGAATGAGGGCGAAGTTCCGCAATACTATGTGGAGGGCAACCATGAGGCAATCA